GTCAGCCAACACAAACTCAGCCCCGTATGCGTGCGAACGCGTGCGGGGTTGTTTTTTTTACGCGTGTACGCGCTGGGGCTCTGCCCCAGACCCCGCTGGGGGACACCCCCAGACCCCCGAAGCCCTGAAGGACGCGCTAAGGCGCGACCCCAGTGCTTTAAACCGCCTGCGGCGGATGTATACACTATCAGTTCTAATTTTTTTCACATCATATGAAGCCAGTAATTTATACTACTTTCAAACACGGTGCGTTCGGTTTACCCCTACTGAACGGGTTAGTATATATGTACCGTAAAACGAGCGTGAAGTAAATAGCGAGTTTCTCGGAGCGCTTATTGCGCTCCTCGTTTAGGGGGTAGTGAGGCGCCTAGAGGCGCCGAACGAAGGGGGATCTTTATGGAGGTTATATATGGGGTTTAAAGCAGGTGGTGAACACCATAGCGTTGTAGCACTCCGTGAAGCCAAGGCCAAAGTTATTGATCTTGCTAGGCAAGGTCTATCCATTCAGGATGCCATTGTCAGGGCCGGCCGTAAACCAGATGTGCTGAAGGATTGGAAGAAAGACTCTAAGTTCATGGCTGAACTAGAGAAGGCTAAGGATGAGGGCCAGAAGGCAATCTCCATAGTCTCAGGTGATGCTAAGTTTAAAATTGGCTTTGAGGAGTTCTCAAGAGAGTTCCTAGATAGCCCGATCTTCCCCCACCACCAGAACTGGATTGATATCCTTGAAGGTAGGACTCCTTCCTGGATGCATGAGGCGATGGTTTATGAACCAGCCTCTGCTAAGCGCCTATTGGTAAATGTACCACCTGAGCATGCTAAGTCTACAGTCATCACAGTCAACTACTGTGTATATCGGATTGCGATGAATCCGAATGTTAAAATTACTATTGTCTCCAAAACCCAAGAGCGTGCTAAAGAGTATCTATACTCAATCAAGCAACGCCTCAATCATGAACGCTGGTCCAAGATGCAAGCTGGTGGTTGGAAAGAGGACTCAGACTCTTGGAAGGCTGACCGCATCTATGTGGCTCGTGACTCTACCGAAAAAGATCCTACTGTACAGGCTCTAGGTATTGGTGGTCAGATCACTGGTGCTCGTTCAGATCTAATTATCCTTGATGACGTTGTGACTACTACCAACGCTCATGAATGGGAGAAGCAACTACTCTGGCTACAGCGAGAAGTTATTACTCGTCTTGGTGATGCTGGTAAGTTACTTATTGTAGGAACACGTATCGCAGCAAATGATCTCTATCGAGAGATACGTAATCCTGAGCATTGGTCTAGTGGTAAGACACCCTTTACCTATATGAACATGCCAGCAGTACTTGAGTTTGCAGATGACCCTGAAGACTGGGTTACATTATGGCCTAAGTCCCATATACCATGGGAAGGTTCTGAGGAAGAGGTTCAACCTGATGAAGATGGGCTCTACCCAAAATGGAATGGTCCCGCGCTATTTAGGCGCCGAAGTGAAGTTTCAGCCTCTGCCTGGGCTTTGGTATATCAACAGCAAGACATACAAGAAGACTCTATTTTTCCACCTGGATGTGTCCAAGGCTCCATCAATGGGATGCGTAAACGCGGGCCGTTAAAGCCAGGCGCAGCAGGACATCCTAAAGAACCAGGTTCATACTACACCATCATGGGCTTAGACCCAGCGATGAGTGGTAAGACAGCAGCAGTAGTTATGACTGTAGATCGCATGACGCGTAAACGGTACATATTAGATGTTGAGAATATGAAAGATCCAACACCTGCTAAGATACAAGAGTTAATTGAGGACTGGTGCGTAAAGTACAATCCTCAAGAACTAAGAATTGAGACTAATGCGCATCAGAAGGCTTACGCCTTAGACGCAGATCTAAACTCATACCTAGCCTCTCGAGGCATTAGATTCTCAAGTCAATTCACAGGTAAAAACAAGTGGGACACATCTTTTGGTGTAGCCGCGATGTCTGGTCTATTTGGCACTATGCGAAATAACTTACATCAAGATAATAACCTAATAGAACTTCCCTCACAGGAAGGCTCTGAAGGTATCAAGGCTCTAATACAGCAATTGATTACTTGGAAACCTGATACTCGTGGTCCTACAGACTGCGTAATGGCTTTATGGTTCTGTGAACTAAGAGCAAGAGAAATAGTTAATAACGGAAATATTAATCAGACCCATATTAGAAATAGATGGGCTACCCGTAAACAGATTGATAATCGCTTTACTGTAAATGTAAACGATTACGAGATGTCTTCATACGAATAGGAAACTAATGTCAGTTAATATTGAGGCTATCGCGCAACGCGTTGATAATCTAAAACTACGCCATGCGTCTAGAGATGCTCGTATGTCAGATATCCTTGCTGTCCGCAAGGGTAGAATGACTGAGGTATTTCCTGATCTATTCCCAGAGGGAATGAATTCAGCCATGGTTGCCAACTTCGTAGATGTTGCAGCCCGTGACTTAGCAGAGGTACTTGCTGAGTTTGATAGGTTTGGCCGTTGTATTTCATACGCCAAGCGTTATATGAAAACACTTGGAGAGTTAGCAAATGAATATCCTGAATATGCTGGTGCAATACTTGGTCAACTTGGCTACAATCAAAATACCAACTCTGTTGTGGAACTTATCCGTTACACAGATAGAAATAACATTGTTCTTTATGTACCTAGCCGTGGCAACCTAGTATTAAACGAAGCAAAAAATCCTGTAGGCAAGATGCTTACATTTGTTGCTCGTAAGCCTGGCATTGATGATGAACCACGCGGACAGTTTGATGATGTTTTATATGTACAATTAGCAAGAGCACGTTTTGCTAATCTAGGTATGGAAGCAGCAGAGAAGGCTATTCAAGCCCCTCTAGTTGTTCCTACCGATGTAGTAGATTTGCCTATGGGTCCTGATGCGATTATTCGCACATCCCAACCGCAAGGCGTAGGTCGAGTAAGACTCGATATACCTAACGCTGCCTTTCAAGAGCAAGCAGCACTTCAATCTGAGATGCGTCTTGGTGCTCGTTATCCTGAAGGCAGATCTGGAACAATCGACGCTAGTGTTATCACTGGTCAAGGTGTTCAAGCGCTATTAGGAGCATTTGATTCTCAGATCAAGGCTGGGCAAACCATTCTCGCTGAAACTTTTGAAGAAGTCGTTAAGGCTTGCTTTGAAGTTGACGAGATGGTGTTTAATACAGAGAAATCAGTTAGAGGTGTCGCACAGGGTACTCCGTACGAGTTAAAGTACACACCAAGCAAAGACATCAAGGGCGACTCTTCAATTGAAGTACGCTATGGATTGATGGCTGGTCTTGACCCATCACGCGCTCTAATTTTCTCTCTGCAAGCACTAGGTGCTGAATTAGTATCTAAAGACTTCATCCGTAGAGAACTTCCTTGGTCCGTTAACGTTACTTTGGAAGAACAACGAATTGAAATTGAAAAGATGCGTTCTAACTTGACCGCTGCTATAACAGCAACTGCACAAGCAATTCCTGCTATGGCCGCTCAAGGACAAGATCCATCACCAATGATTAAAAATATTGCTGATGTTATTACGCGTACACGTAACGGGGAAAGTATAGAGAATGCTGCGTTAGCCGTATTTACTCCTCCTGCACCTACTCCGCAGGAACAACAAATGGCACAGGCGCAGTCTGGAATGGTTCCACCAGGTTCACAAGCCCCAGTAGAGCAGGCTCCCCTGTCCCCAGCCACTCCTGGATCCGCTTCTGGTGGAATCCCACAACAAGGCGCACCAGATTTAATGACAATTTTGGCAGGTTTACAAGGACAAGCATAACTAAGTAGGGGACAATGACAGCAATAGTTGGTATTCAGGGTAAAGGTTGGGCTGTCTTAGCGGCAGATTCAATGACAACTTATACCGATAGGCCTTATGTGGCTAAAGGTTGCGACAAGATAGTTAAAGTTGGAGAATATTTAGTAGCAGTAGCAGGTGATGCAACTGCAGGTGATGTGCTTTATAACTTATGGCAACCACCTAAGGTAGTAAAAACACAAGATCCAGATCGTTTTGTAATGATTAGAGTTCTTCCCTCTATAAGACAAGTTCTTGCAGAGGCTGGTTATGACCCAAATCCAGCAAATAAGAAAGATGATGATGCTGGTTGGGATGCTTTAATATGTTTTAATGGAAAGATATATCAAATCTCTGATGATTTTGGTTATATGAGAGATGATAAAGGCTTGTATGGCATTGGTTCTGGTGGATCATTTGCTTTAGGAGCCCTTGCTGCTATGGAAAATGAATTAAAAGTTCATGCCAAGGCTGCAAGTTCCGCAAAGAAAGCAATTAATATTGCTATTCAGTACAATATTTGGTGTGGCGGGACTGTTAATATAAAAACTCAATTCGCAAGATAGGATATTAAATGAAAAACAGAGATGTTGTAAGTGGAGTAGGAAAAGATGCTAAACGCACTGATCTAAATCCATCAAATTTAGTATCTGAACGTGTAAAGAAATTACAAAGAGAAGCAAAAGTTCAGAATGCTACTGGTGGCGCATACAGTCAAAGAACTCAATTGCAAAATATAGCATCAGGTGCATCTACTGAGGTTCCTCAGGTGACAATGAACCCTGCTTCTTCAAACCTTATTGCATCTAGAGTAAATACTTCGTTCTTTACTGAAGAGAATCCTAATCCAGGTTTTATTACAGATGGTGCTCCAGGAAATACCCCTGGCCGTCAGCCAGAAGAGTTACCTGCACCTATTGATGCTCCTGATAATAATGCTCTTATAGCACGTGCTATGTTCATGATGGATCCTACACCTCAAAATCGCAGACTTATGGAATCCTTTATCCAAGAAGGTCGTTAATGCTTGATCCATTAGTAAAGTCTTGGAATAAACAAAAGTATACAAGCCTATTTGACATAGATCCAGTATCGACCAATTTACCAAATATGGTAGATCAGAAGATTGCAGGATTAGACCAGGCTACAATAGAGAACTTTAACTCTCTTGTAAAGATGTTTCCAAATCAAAGTAAAGATTATTTAATTAGTGCTGCTAAAATTGGTCTTAATTCATCTACAAAAGGTATTGAAAAACTATCAGCCAATGATGGTATTTCTCAATTAAAGCAAGACTTAATCAATGTTGATAACATTAAAAGTCAGGCTGATAAGGATAGAGGTTTTAGAGAAAGCGTTTATGGAGTTTTAAAAGGCGCATCTCGCGTAACATTTGCTACACTACAAGCACCTTATCAATATTTAACTACAGTTGGTCGTGACCTTTATTCTTTAGGTAAAAAAGATGGCGTTAGTGCTGGACAGTTATTACAAAATATTAATCCAGGTACTATGTTTTCTGGAGATACAACAAATCTTGGTCAACTTTTAAATGCTACTCGCGGACTTATAACTGGTAAAGGACCAATTGATACTGGTTCAGGTTTCTTTATTAACCCTGAAAGTAAAGTTGGCGCTGGACAGGCTAAGGCTATGTCTGCTTATGGCCGTATAAATAATAAATCATTTACTCTAGGTCGTGCAGCATTAAGTGGTTTAGGTGCAGATCCAAACGGTACACCATATCGTGTAATGTCTGGTATTGTTGACGCTACTCTTTCCATAGGTACTGACCCATCTATGTATCTTGGTCCTGGTGCTATTACTAAGATTGTTAAGGGTGGAAAAGAACTTACTAAAGCAAAAACTGCTGCTCAAGCAGTACTTGATGAGGCAAATACCGTCAAGGCAAATGAAATTAAGAATCTTACAAAAGAAGAAAAAGCATTAATTAAAGAACGTCATGGTGCTGAAAAGAAAGTACGTCGTACTGTAGATAATACCTACATGAAGGCGGAAAGAGATTTAGTAAGAACTTCTCAATCTAAAAGTAATGCAATTGTTAAGAAATTAGAAAAAGCATTAACCTTTGGTATTGGACGTGGCGAAAAGGTAGCAGGAGATCCTGATACAGCAGCAGCAATTGCAGATGGAAGTATTGGCGACTTTGTAGTTAAGAGTATTGCTGAGAAAAAGCCTGAAGGTGTAGTTGATTCTATTGCTCAACTAGAGGCAGATTATATTAATACTGGTAAAACATTTACTGGTTTATACCTAGAAGAAGTACCTGAGGCTGGCAAACTGCAGTTTGGTGCATTTGATAATGGTGAGTATATTGTTACTGCCTCAGCAAAAGAACCCTTAGAGTTATATGATCTTTCACGCACCTACAAGGGTGTCTCAATGGAAGAACGCGGTATTGAATTAGAGCGTCGTACTAACTTCTGGAACGATCTACAATTAAGATTACAAGAAGATATCTCAGACGAACTAAGAACTGTATTAACTAAATACATTCAAAAGGGTGCTGATGGCAAGAGTGCTATTCAAGCATCTGTTGATGATATCGTATTTGATGGTGGAACTGAAAGTGTCGCTACTTTAATTGGTAGAGCCGTAGCAACTAAAAACGAAGAATTAATAAATCTCGTAGAAGATGCTGTTAAGAATCAATGGCTAGCCGATGGTTATAGCAATATCCGTGCTATCAATGGCGGCATAGGTGGAGTAGTAATCACTAATGGCGCTAAGGTTGGAGCACGCCGAGTAGGCGTTACTGATGTTATTACATCATTGTCTGGTAAAGCAGAGATGGGTACTCAACTCGGTGCTAAATTAGTTGCTTCAGTCAAAGAAGCACAACAAGAAATTTTAGAAGCAAGTACCGCTTTAGAGAATGCTAAGGCTGCTAAAGCAGGTATTGATGGTAAGTTAAAAGAGATTGAGATCTTGCGTGATTATGCCGCACAAGACCCAGATCTAGTTGCTCAAATAATTAATGATCCTGAGAATATTGGAATCGCTAAATTATTAGACCTAGAGATGGATATTGCAGATACTCAATACTTAAAAGAGTTTTATAGATCTGAAGTCGGAATAACTGATGGCTTTGGTGGAGCAGTTAAGGGAGACCTTAATAAGGCTGCTACCTACCTACTAGGAAAGCGCTTTGCTCAGATTGCAGATATCGTAGCAAACGAAACAGACTTTTCAAGATTACATCGTTTATTTGGTCGCAAACTAGATGTTGAAATGACTCAAGAACTAGTTACTGCTAAGACAGGCGATGAAGTAATATCTATATTCTTAAAGCATTTAGCAGCGCCTACATCTGACCCTAAGGTATTTCGTTCTCTTACTTTAAAAGCAGAAGCAGCAAAGATGGCTAACAACCCATTATTTAAGGTTGTTCCACCACTTGCTAGTAAAGCAATTGCTCAAGTAGAGCGTATTGAAAAGGGATTTGGTCGTTACTTTACACAGTCTGTAGTATTACCTCTTGATGATATTGACAGACTTGTAAATGGTATGGAAGACTGGATGTCATCTGCTGGTATTCCTGATGAGATTATCTCTACTACTATCAATAGAATTACATCTGCTACATCTTTAGAACAACGTTCTGGTGTAGTGTTTCAAGAGATTGAAAAGGCTCAAGTAGCCCTAGCAAATAGATTATCACCTGGAGATACAAATCTACAAGATGCAGTACGTGAAGCATTCCGTGCTACTGGTAGAGAAAATGCTATCATTAAACAGTATACACCAGAGAAACTTGCAAAAGGTGAACTACCTTCTCTTGATGGAGTTTTAGTAAACGGACAAGCAACAACTCATACCTTTGCTGGTGACCAGGCTATATTTGAATATCAATTCCTAGATGATGTTATTAGATTACCTGATACTAGAGATATTAAGAAGTTAATCAGTAAGTATAACGATCACAAGATTAAATATGGTACTAAAAATGCTTTAGATGTATTTAATACTGAGATTGGTGATCGCTGGAGAACCGCTCAATTAGCATTCCGTGTAGCATATATTATGCGCAACATTGGTGAAATGCAGTTCCGTCAATATTTCTCAGGACACGATTCATTATTTAACCATCCAATAGGCTATATAGCCATGATGATGGGTAGTCCAGATGGTGGCAAAGTAAGACAATTACTAGGCAAAGTATCCAAATATGGTAACGATGTTAATGGTAATAAACTTGTAGGTAAAGATGCAGAAGTTAATGCTGCTGTATCTGAGGCTATTGAAGAGAACTTTAACTTCCTTGCTAGAAACTATAACTCTGGAGATCCACGCTTTGCTTTCGTAGGTAAGATCTATGAGGCTGTAGGTATTGAGAGCGATAAGTACCACATAGGATTAGCCAATACTTTAATTCGTGCTCATTCTGATAGATTAATTCCTCTTGTAGCAAGACATATGGACGGGCAAGAAGATGAATTAGTTCGCCTTCTTATTGAAGGTAAAGGCGAAAAGTTTGCTGGTATATTACAAGATTTAGTAAATGGTGGTAGAAACGGTGTCCAAACTGGAGAGTTTGCTAAACTGTTTCTAAAAGATCAGAAGAAAGTAAATGGAAAGTACAACCTTTCTCCTGATAATATGATACCTGAAAACATAAAGGTATATCTATTTGATAAAGAGTCTACTGGTTCTGTAGCCCGTTATGTAAATAACGTGGTAGGAACTGGTCCAGGCTCTGTTAATATGCGTACTCTTTTGGCTGATGGTCGTGTAACAGTTAATGGTAAAAACATTGAGATACCTAGTTACAAACAAGCAGGAAATATCAATGACTTTGCTGATGAAGATGGTGCATTTAAGACTCTTGTAGCCCGTAACTTCCCTAAGGAAGATATGACTGGATCTACAGTTATCCATGTTCGTGATAAGAGATTCGGTCCTCAACAGACTAAGTATTTAGATACTGCTGTATCTTGGTTCTTTGATATTGCAACTAAGGTAGAAAACGTTGCTAACTTCTCACCTGAGTTCCGTATGTCATACTGGGATCACGTAGGTCGTTATGTAGGCATGATTAATGATGATGCTCTAGATTCACTTTTAGTTAATGCTAAGAAGTCTTTAGCGCCATTAACTATAAATGGTAAGAACATAAGCCTTCGTCGTCATCCTTCTCTACGTGCTATCAACAAAGAGGTTGCTGCTCGTAAAAAAGGCAAGACAATTAAAGATGGTATTAGTTTAGATACTATGAACTCTATGGCTGCTAAGAAAGCCTCACAATATACAAAAGATTTATTCTATGATGCTTCAAGGCAGCGCCAGTATGCAAATGCTGTAAGAGCAATTTTCCCCTTTGCTCAGGCACAATTCAATACTATGTACAAGTGGAGTCAATTACTAAAAGACAACCCTGTACAGTTCTATAGACTTGGCCGTGCATATAATGCACTTACCCAACAAGGTTCTAGTGCTATCTATGACCTAACTGGAACTAAGTATGAGGAGAACCAAGGATTCTTTTATAAAGATGAATTTGGTGAGACTAGATTCCGCTATCCATTAGCAGGTAGTATCATTGGAGCATTGGCTGGCAAGAATATTGATTCAGCCCAAGCACTACAGATTACTGCTCCCGTACAGTCTTTGAACCTTGTATTTGGTGCAGTTAACCCAGCAATCCCTGGTATTGGACCTATGGGTCAGATTATCTACGGAGCAAGTGGTAAGTCTAAAGCATTTGGTCCTGAGTGGGATGCTATGCGTCAAATCATATTCCCATTTGGTGAACCAGAAGGTATTCAAGATTTAGTATTCCCAGCATGGTTAAAGAAATCTTTCTTACTATCCAT